AATATCACAATATCGTACAGATGAGGTTAAACCAAGGTTAAGATTTTGTTAAGACATTAGTCCCATCTGTTAACAAAATCACACCAAAGCCATATCTTTTTGTCTCGACATTGTTGTAACATTGTGATGTATGCTCAGAACGCACTTTTTGAGCACTACATGAACAGATGTTATACAAGACTTGGAAAGAATAAAACGTTTGTTCTTTTGGAATCGTAAAGCGATGCATTTAGATAAATAGCTGAAAGGAGAGTATGGTAGCATTAAATATTGTATGTAGAATGAATGGAGTAGTAAATGCAAAATAAAAGTGAAGTAGCGCGTTTAAAGCAGCAAATTGAGGATGGCTATCATGCTGGCCAGCTCGCACTACACGGCTTTAAATCGGTAGCCAGACATGAAGATATCACTAGGAGCATGGAAGGCATGTGGAGCGGTGTAGAGAAGCTAGAGAGGGTTGCAGGGAAGGAGGCATGCAAGACGTTTCTGATGGAGCTCCAATGATCAGGAGATGTAGGCTATCTCCTGATCAAGGATAGTCGAAGTCGAATAGGTCTCGTATTGTCGCACTGAGACCTTTGCAGAGCTTAGTGACCATATCCGCTTGAGGCCATCTATCGCCCTTTTCAAGGTTGCGGATGTACCTCTCCGATATGCCTGATGCATCAGAAAGGTTAGCTTGAGTCATCCCTCTCGCCTCCCTGAGGTGCTTCAGGCGTCGGCCTAGCAACTGCTTTAGCGATGGCACTACAAAACTCACACAATTTTGTGTAAGAATAGCCCAGTGGTGCGCCATTAGCTAGGTGCAGATTGCACCGGTCAGGGGTATACTTAGTTCTCAGAGAGGAGGCGGCAGAACTCAGTGCTGAGCTTCAATCACGCGCTCGACCGATTCGAGACGATGATCTGTATCGGGTGCAAATTTGTGCCTGACTGAAGGGAGGAAATAGGATTTATTTGAGAGGATGACAGGCCGATCCTCTAGCAGGTCGAGATCTTTACAGCGCTCATAGGCATCATCTATCTCGTCAATACTCCCTCTCAGCGCAAGCAACTCAAGATCTCGTTCAAGCTGCTTCGGAAATTCAGGCATCTCAAGGTCATTTTCCATTATCCGTTTTCGCATCTCATCTGATTTATACCAGTCCCGTAAAAGCTCAATCCATATCCAGAGCTGACCATCGGTAGGACGGCTCACGACCCCTGATATCACATTAGAGATGGCTGTCTGGCTCATTGCGCCTATCTGTGTGTCCCCTGGCTCAATAAGGCCCTCGCCTATGAGTTCCTGCCTGCGAGCCGTAGCACGCTTGGCGAGCTGGCCTTGAGGAAGCAGAGAGGCTAACAACAACTGCTCAAAGAGGCTAGCAAAGAGTCGAGGCGCATGCTTCATCAAGAAGACGCGCCGCTCAGGAGAAATACGCATTTTTCAATCCTTCAAAAAAGCCTTGACAGAGGGATATGCTTAGGGATATGATGCACATCCAAGGATGTACGTCATAGATGCATGTATCTACACTATTCAGTATAGCCCGTTGACAAAATCCAATGCAAGGCATGGTACTTACTCGAAATACATGAAGTAAAGGATACCAAGTTATGAGTCAACAAAACCGTTTTAACCTACCAGACAAGCACCGTACCCGTAGAGAACGAAACAATCCGTCAACACCTCTACCACTCACGTCGAGGGATACCGATAAGCTCGACTACCTCAGAAGAATCGGAATGTCCTACGAAGACACGGGAGAGCATCGCGCAGTTCCATCTGCTAGTATGATCAAGCAATCTGTGTATCGCAAACAGGGCCTTGAGCCAACCGTCCTACTCTTTGCTGCATGCCGTGCGCATGTCCTCCAGCAGAACGACCGCAAGCCGCCTAGGGAAATGTATGTCTGCCAGCAGCTTTACAGCGCTATCGAAGCAGATGTATTGCTCCAATCATCGGAGGACTGGGACGGGAAATATAAGTTTTGCATGTATGACAGGGCGGACCCCGTGGCTATTCCAATTGGGGTAGATATTGTTATCCACCAGTCAGTACCTACAGACACAGTTATTTGCATTCACTAGTTTAAATCCCGACTGAGGGTAGCAGCATGCATTTCATTTATTTCATCACTACCCTATCTGTTGAGTTTATACGCCCATAGGTTACGGGATAGGCCCTCTTGTACCTCTTTAGTCTTTACATTTGTTATAGAAAAGTCAAATGTAAAACTCTGTTATTTCTATAACATTTGTCACTGCCACTGTATATTGTACACCATTTGTCCACTAGGTGTCATACCACTGAAGAGGAATAACCCTCTCATGTGGCAGATATACCACTTTAGCGCAATAGCTGTTTGCAAGGATACAAACTAGGACTTTTAAGCACAGCCTCTATCTCTACTCTGAACTTAAAACGAGCATACATGCAGATCCATCTCTATACGTTTCAACGAGTCTAACGAGTCTACGGTTATCGTGTATCGGATAAATAGTGGAAGTCCGCTTGCCCGTACGTCTGACTCAATTTGATAGCTGCAAAATACTTAATTTTAAGTAACGACAAAACAAAGCTTTACTACTTAAAATTAAGTACAATACCTCATTTTTGTCTGACCATTCACGGGAGAGAAGGGAGTCCATGTATGAAAGGCGAAGGGCCTATAACACAAAGGGAAGAGCAAGTGCTCAGGCTACTAGCAGAACATCGCACCTACGAAGATATAAGAAAAGATCTTCGTATTAGCATAACGACGCTGTATTGCCATATTCAGAGCCTCATGATCAAAACGGACATTCACAAGAAAGAGCTACTCATCAAATACGCGATTGACAATGGATACGGAAGGAAGATAGCAGTATGAACTACCTACACGATTGCCGCACCTGTGGAGGCCCCGTGTACGGCACATGGCTGGCATCCTTCCATACGTGCAGACCCACACCCTTGACAGCCACATTCCAAGTGCCTGACATGTCGGCCTACACCATCCAAGGGCCTGCTCACAAGCCTACAGGGCCTACAGCAGAGCACGATCGTATCACACCCGGTGAGGCAACCCGACTCTGTGCCCTCATCAAAATCGAGATTAGCAAGCACTTCGCATTGTGCAAATGGTGCCAAATGCTGAAAGAGCAAGATTTGATGTGCGTTGACGGACTTCTCACGCGAGACACACTAGAGAAATGGGAACAGTATACATTGATAGAGGTAGATAGAGCATGAATACGCTATTTGATGTTGACGAGGTTCCTGTGGGCTCTAGCAAGTCGAATGAGTGGGGAAAATTGCCATTACAGCAACCTTCCACCCTCAGACCATTCATGAGGAAGCTTGTTCCCTCTTTTTGTATTGCAGGTTGGACAGGCAAGCACAAGATTATCAGGGCCATTAGAGCTACCTTCACGGGTTACAGGAACAATATGATCAACATGGTACTTAGTAAGTTTCTCATGACACCAATAGCACTTTTTCTTCTGGCGTTTGAGCTGATCTTGAACATCTTGAGCCGTATAAGAGCCAGGAATAGCTTTTTGGCGTGCCTTGCGATTATGATGGATAACCCTACGCCTATCAGGATGAGCCTTGTTATGCGCACGTTCATATGCCCTGCGCTCATCCTTGTGTTCTGCATAATAGGCCCGTCGCCGCTGGTCAAGTTTCTCTGCATTGGCCTGACGGTATTCCTTGGCATGGTCTTTATGTTTAGCGGCATTTTCTCTCTTGTATGCTCGTGCAGCTTCGATATCTGCTTCCCTTTTTGCCTTAGATTTCTTAGCGTAGCATGTTTTGCAAACACTAAACAGATAATTTCTATCCTTGTGGAGATAAAAGAAATCGGTAGTGGCGTCCAGAAGTTCTTCGCAAGCGGTACATTGCTTCTTTGGGGTATCTTGAGGTATAGTATCACTCATAGCTTGGCTCCAATCCTTGCTATCACGCCTCCAGATGTTACTAGCATCGTGGGGGCAAACACATATTCAATTACCTCAACATTATACCACGAAGCCGCTCCACAGGCGAGGTTACGCATCTCAGATAGGAGGTGCGCATTATGAAGACATTGTTTGATACAGATGGACTAGATGCATCTAATACCTCTATTAAATCAAACGAGTGGTACACACCATCTCGCTACATAGAGGCCGCTAGGGAGGTTATGGGCTCGATTGAGTTAGACCCTGCCAGCTGCGAGCGGGCTAATCAGGTTGTGAGGGCTTCTAGGATTTACACCAAAGAGATAGACGGGCTTGCTCAACAGTGGCACGGGCGCACCGTCTGGCTGAATCCCCCATACGGTAAAGTCAATCCAGTCCCTGGGTCGGTCAAGAGCTACCAGAAGCTTTTTGTTGAGAAGCTTCTGAGAGAATACGCCACAGGCAGAATAGAGCAGGCTATTCTTCTCTTGCTAGGCAACTGCTGTTTTACCCACTACTTCTATCCGCTATGGCAGTATCCACTGTGCTTCCATGATGGCTTTATCTCATTCTGGAGACCGGACGGCTCAACGAGCGACTTTGGTTTTGGCACCATCCTTGTCTACTTGGGACCTCATGAGCAGAAGTTTACCGAAGTCTTCAGTAAGTTTGGTCGCATTGTCAAGGCAATTGATGCACAAAAGGGAACATCCATACAACCCACGCTATGGGATAAGGAGCATACAGTATGAACACCACAGACATCACCACATTAGAGCTACACGACTCAAAAACGTCCCTAGCTCTCGCACGCATCATCGACACACGTATGGAGTACTTAGCCTCAGTCCACACAACAGCAGCAGATTTAGAGTTTCTCACACTACAGCAGTTAGCCGTCCCTTTACTGCCATACATACTACAAGTGCAACAAGAGCGAGAAAACGGGTGGTTATTATGATACCTGATTATGCCGTAGTAGCATGGTTACTCTTCATTGTGCGTACTATGCTCACATACTGGCCTATATGTGTGATAAGCACCATGGCTCTATGGGCGATATTCACGATAAGGATAGGCAACCAGCGAGAGCTGTGTATGGAAGATTTGATGCAAGGAGAGGAATAGATATGAACACAAAATGCCCAACATGCCAACCTGCAATCATTCAATTTCGTCCAGGGCCCAGTCGTATCGTCGGTATACGTCCAACCCCTGACAGGCCAGGCCGAGTTGCCGGATATCGGTGCCTTGACTGCAATCGGGAGTGGGATGCAAAGGATCGGTACCGACGGTGGCCTGTCAAGTTCGCTTGGGCCAAGCCAATACCAGAGGTAAAGCAGCGATTCTTCAATTGGCATGGTATTCAAATCGGCTGTTATGACATTGATGCCCGCCTTTTTGCACAAGTATTTCATGTAGGACGGCTTCGTATCATCCTGGGAAGAAGCTAACATCATGAGAACTAAACACGACATATACGCCCTAGCACACATCGTAGTATTCATTGCAGCAATTATTGCATTTAGCTACGCACTGTCATTTGTCCCATTTGGATAGGAGTAGAGAGATATGGATAAAGAGCCATTAGAAGCAAAAGAGGTACAGCACTTGACACTCGACCAGCTTTTTGAGCGAAGCCTAGACGAGCTGAGAAAGAGTCTGGGCGTACCCAAGGTGATAGAAGTCGAGAGGATCACGCCAGACCATAGTGCTGATGACAGCAAAATGATAAAAGACACGAAAGAAGGAAATTAGTATGGCAGTCGAATTAGCACAAGAAATTGATATTACCCTCTTACAGCCACACCCTCGCAATGTCGAGATCTACGGTGAGGAAGATGTTACCGAGCTGGTGGATTACATCAGAGATTCCAAATGGATCAAGCCGCTCGTCATCAGTCAGCACAATCGGATTATTAGCGGCCATAGACGCTGGCAAGCAGCAAAAGCCCTAGGGCTTACGAGAGTACCCTACGTCATGCAGGTATTCGAGACCGAGACACATGAGCTAATGGCACTGCTGCTTGAGAATGCTTCCAGAGATAAGAACCCGGCACAAAAAGTACATGAAGCCGACGCTTGGACAGAGATTGAAGGGGATGAGGCATGGAAAAGACAGGCGTCCGGTCTTAATCAATACATAAATAGTGAAACCGATATCGATTATCCTTCCGTTAGGGAAAATTTTCCCTACCCCTCTGAAAACGGTAGAACTAGAGACAAGCTAGCAGAACGGGTAGGTTTTGGCAGTGGAAAAACCTATGAAGCAGCTAAAAATGTGGTAAACACTGCCAAGCAGCTCACAAATGAGGGAAAAGTAGAAGAAGGTCAAGCCTTGCTCAAAGTGCTAAATCAGCAGAGTGTCAATGCTGCTACGAGAGTACTGAGTATGCCAGAACCTCAGAAAGAGTCTGTCCTCCAAACGATTGCATCCGGTAAAGCCAGTACAGTTAAACAAGCAGAGGCTGTTATTAAGCAAGAGGCACCTCCGAGTGAAGTGGATGAGGAAGATGATGATGACCTGATGAAGATGGCAGAGAAAGCAAGGCGGGATGCCCATGTGATGGGTGTGATGGGTAGCAGTGATAGCCCTGAGTGGTATACGCCACGTGAGATTGTCAATGCCGTCCTGAAATTGATGGGATCGATTGAGCTAGACCCCTGTTCTAATAGCCATGAAACCCCAAAGGTGCCAGCCAGCACGCGCTACACAAAAGATGACGACGGGCTATCCCTCCCATGGAAAGGAAAAACCTATCTCAATCCTCCCTATGGTTCTGAAATTGGCATATGGACAAACAAGCTTATTGAAGCATACGAGTCTGGCGATGTAGAGGAAGCAGTAGCCTTACTACCTGGGCGCATTGACACGAACTGGTTTAACCCCCTGTATGAGTACCGCATCTGCATTATCAAAGGCCGAGTGCAATTTGAGAATTCCCCACATCATGCTCCCTTTCCCTGCGTGCTGGTGTATCTGGGAGCCCGTCGCGATGAATTTACAAAGGTGTTCAGCTCGTTCGGCCCGATAGTGGAAAGGATCGCATAGGATGGCAACACATCGCAAGAACTTTAACGACTACTTGACCGAGGGGAGAATTGGAGAGGGACAGATTGCGCAATGGTTAAGGCAGGTAAAAAATGAAATGCTCCTACCTGCCTACGAAATCGAGATACATTCAGGCAAAGGCCCTAGGCTACTCCTGAAAGATTTTGAGCTCATTGCTCCTGACTTCTATGCGATCAAGATTAACGGTACTACGGTCCTCTGCAAGTGGATAGAGGCAAAGCAAAAGACGCGATTCACTTGGCACAGGAACTCAGGAGGGAATTGGCAAACTGGCATAGACTTAAAGCACTATGAGGACTATCTCAAAGTGAGGGAACTAACCCAAACGACGGTTTGTATCATGTTTCTACACAGGGGGTGTATCCCCTCAAATAGCGATCTGCGACATGGGTCCCCTCGCTATTGTCCCACTGGCTTATATTGCCGTTCCATTGACTATCTGAGAGCACATGAGCACCATAGGGACTCTTACGATAAAGACGGGCGCGATTATCCTATGGTGTACTGGAATGAACGAACGCTAGAACGGATTGCAACCCTTGAAGAGGTTGACGCTATGCCCCTATCCTCTGGCAGGTTCGCCACAGCCCTAGAGGCTACCCTTCAGCACCTCAAAAACGTTGACTTTATCCCAGACGACGACAGCGACCCTTTTGCTTTGGAACGAGGCATGGAAGAAGCTGATAGGGCATATATTGTCATGGCCAACGATGACCCGGAGCAGCTAGTATGAACTCCACCTGTACCATATGCGGCCTCACCTTCTCAGCTAGGCACTCCTACGGTCTTTGCCCTCTGTGTTTCAGCAGGGACAGAGCACGCGAACTTGATCGTGTCGAGAGCACAATTAAAGCGTTACGCCGCAAAAACATCTACCCATTGCATCTCACGTTAGTTGAGTGGCTATCCACCATTTCAGATTTCATGGGACTCTGCGCATTTTGTCGAGAGTACTCATGCAACGTGATAGAGATGATATCACGTGACAAAGGGCTTGTGTATGACAATGTAGTACCCGCGTGCCGTGCCTGTTCTAAGCGTAGGCAAGAGGGCTATGAAGAAGCTGAGGACCGTGTGCGCATCTACCTGAGTGCTGAGAGAGTACAGCATTTCATCCCACAACGTGAGGAGGAACCAGCATGAACGAATTTACACCAGAGCAACAAGCAGAAATTGGTATCAATGGAGAGAAATTGAAAGCACAAATGAAAGCTGGTCAGCTTATCCCAGGTGGGTTTGGCGGCCCTGGAGAAGCTATTGACGAGCTGCAACTGGCATTAGAAACCGTACAAAAAGCCATAGCATTAGGCATAGCAGAGAGATGGCAGCATTTATTAACATCCCGTATATACAATGTCTTAGCAGAAATTAACCTATGGCATGATTATGATGTAGAGGATGATTAAGGCACATGACAGAAGAAAACCCCTTCGCCAAACGAGAACGTGAGATATCCGAACGTGACAAGCATTACGGCATAGACGACTTGCGAGGTGTTGACCGTGCCAAAGTGTGGTATGAGGCACACACGCGCATACAAGACAACAACATCACAGACGAAGATGAGAAGCGCAAGGTGTATACAGAGGTAAAGCAACTCTATCTTGAATATAAGCAAGGACAGTGAGGTATATCATGAACGGATTTACAAGCACTCAACAGAATCGCTTGACACCTGTTAGGCAACATGGTAAAATGTTGTCTAACAAGGAGACGTATGACAATGGATCAAGTCAAACAGTTCATTCTAGACCAGGGGTGGACGCCCCAGGAGAAACCCAGAAGGAAAGGCAAGCTCTATCTCTATGCAGCTCGGCGCAAAGCAGAAGAGAGCAACCGGATAGAGTGGCGCTATATCGCGCCTGTGTCGAAGGTGGAAAGTCTGACAGAAGACAGGATACTGGCGATACTGGCAAAATAAAAGCCACCGTTGGGTGGCAGACGACAATTAAAGATTTAATGACATTCAGGTTGCCCCTAAGAGTTTTGGCGAACGCGAGGGACAACCCTAGGAACTCGCTATCCTTTTTTAGTATAGCCTTGTCTCCCAAAAAGGTCAAGGCAGTACATAGACGTGCTGGATAGCGATAAGTAGAAATGGAGCGCGTCTATGAGCAACAATAGCATCATTGAGCACAGAGCAAACTATTACTTTATCGAGCTTCGAGAAGAGTATCTGCATATCTGCCAAGAGTGCTCATACAAGAAGAATAAGAGCAAGGCTTCCTCTCACTGCAAAGCTTTCATCTTAGCCATCATGGAAAGCTGGACGAATGACAAACGCGGCAAAGGTGAGGACCTGGCTATCTACATGACCTATCCTCAGTGGATAGAGGCTATGTATGGCATGTTTGGCAGATGTGTCATTATTGACAGCCTAGAAGAACTGATAGGTGAAAGTCTTCTATCCCGCGAAAAGCACCGCATGTACGGCAAAGATACTTATAAGTATCGACTCAACTGCCAAGAGCTTAACCGTAGAGTAAAACTTCTGCCTGAAAGAGACCCTAAACATACCCGTCCAAAAGTAGACGCGTCTATTAATAGACGGGATAATTCAGAGGACCCGTCTAAAAGTAAACGCGATACCCGTCTAAAAGTAGACGAGGACCCGTCTAAAAGTAGACACAACATAGAATCTACTAAGAAACCTAACATAGATAATCTATCTGTCGATAGAGCGACTGATGTCGCCAGTCCGACCGACCCTCTTGTTTCTCTTTCAGATCAAGTCCTTGTTAACGAGATAACCAGACGGGAAAAAGAGAAGCTTGAGAATGCATCTCTTATAGCCAACCCAACTATAGAAAACGTTGAGCCAGAGGTTGCGCCCAAAAATGTAGAGCCAGTGACTACACGAAATACCTCTTCCAAGCCTCGTAGCCCACGGGTGAGGGTAACCGAGCCCCTTCAGAAACCGCTGCCAAAATTAGACGATCCCAAGATGTCAGAAGAGGCAAGAGCGGTATGGAATGTGTGGATTGACATGCCATGGAATAAGGCCATACCACCCAAGCTTACAGTTACTGCTGCTGAGCACTGCGAGACACTTTCCAAGGTTCTCATCACCCAGGACATTATGTTTAAGGTCCGTAACTTTGCAGCAAAGAACGATCGGAACGGCTTTTACAAGGGGAAATCGTGGGAACTAGGGCATGTGGTAAGTGAGTACTCAAGATGGAAAAGCGCAGAGTATCAGGTGAAACCCGAGACACAAGAGAAACCAAAGGTTACTGTAGGCAATAGAGCTATGCAGAGCTTCACATTCAAGTAAGGAGAAAACCATGAATAACCAACTACCACACAACATCGAAGCTGAGCAGGCAACCCTTGGCAGTATCTTGATTGACCCAGAGGCTATCTCGAAGGTGGCCGACTTCCTCCGGCCAGGGGACTTTTACCGGACGGCTCACCAGTTGATCTACAGCACAACCATCTCGTTGTATGCCAGACGTGAGCCAGTCGACTACATCACATTGATTGAGGACTTAGAGCGTGCTGACAGATTAGAGCAGGCAGACGGCTCGGCATATATCACTGGTCTCATCAATGATGTCCCTACCAGCGGGAATGTTGAGTACTACGGACGCATTGTCCAGAAGAAAGCACAGCACAGGCAACTCATCAAAGCGACGGCTCAAATTGCCCAGTGGGCGTACAGCGAAGATGAGGACGCTCTGCTCAAAGCTGAGGAAATGGTACGTGTGATCGGCCAAAGTAAGAACACAGGACATGGGACATCACTCAAAGATGCCGTCTCTCGTTTCATGGTCAAACTCGACAAGCTGCATGAGAACAAAGGTGGCATGACAGGCGTCCCAACTGGTTTCAGAGTGCTCGACCTGATACTCGGGGGTCTCCAGCCATCGGACTTGATTGTACTAGCAGCCCGGCCTGCTGTGGGAAAAACGTCATGGGCATTAAACGTTGCCTTGCGCATTATTAAAGACACGACACGGCAAGGGCTCAGGATGATGATATTTTCTCTCGAAATGGGCGAAGAGCAGCTTGTGCGTCGTCTGATGTCAATGGAGGCGACGGTAGACCAGACACGACTGCGCAATGGGGATATTGAGGATGAGCATTGGGGGCGATTGACAGAAGCTGCTACCACGCTGTCTACAGACCGCATGTGGATTGATGACACGCCTGCTATCACTCTCCAGGAGATGAGGGCTAGGGCACTTCGCTATCAAGCTGAGCACGGGCTTGACTTTATCATGGTGGACTATATGCAGTTGATGAGAGGCATGAACTCCAATGGCAAGACGCCAGAGAACCGGACGCAAGAAGTTTCCTTGCTGAGCAGAGGGCTCAAAGAGTTGGCAAGAGAACTAAATGTCCCTGTGGTGGCCCTAGCTCAGCTCTCAAGAGCAGTCGAGCAAAGAGCAGACAAGACGCCTCAATTGTCAGATTTGAGGGAGTCTGGGACGATAGAGCAGGATAGCGACGTAGTGATGTTTATCCATCAGGACCCAAGCCAAGAAGTTAAAGGCGATGGATATGCTCTTGACATTATCGTAGCTAAGCACAGGAACGGGCCTATAGGGCGTGATACGCTCTGGTTTACGCCACATTTGACACGGTTCTCTGATGTGATACCAGAGCCAGGACAGGAGGACTAGCATGACCAACGAACAAATCCTTGAGTTTGCGCAGAGTATGAATTACGCCCATCTCGTTGTTGATTCATCGTGTCATATGCGCTATGGCCGTGTGAGCTGGGAACGCGGTGTGCTAGCGCTGAGTGAGGGACAACGTGAGAAGTTGGTAGCCAAGATTGAGCACTGGCAGAGGCTGGTCGAGAGAGAGCAGGTGGCGGGATGAATAAAACATTGTGTGCGCACTATGTAGTTTTGTGCATGTATTGCAAAGCTGTGATGTGCGGTGATTGCTTAGAAGAATTAGGTTCAGAGGAGTTGGTATTCGATAAGGATGAAATAGCAGTGTGTAGGGCGTGTAAGGATAAAGTAAAATTGAGAATGTGGAATAGCTGGGCGAAAGGTGAGGCATCGTGAAAAAGAAAGCACTCCAAGAGCAGGTCAGCGGATATTGCGAAGAAGTGATGCAACTTGGCAACGAGCACCACTATAGGCCATTGCAGGTAAACGGCGCGTTGGTGATAGGGGGTGGCCCGGAAGGTTGGCATGCATACGCGGTGCTGGCAACACGGGAGAGGATAGGGGAGATTGAGCGAGCGATGAAGAGAGGAGAGCAAGGATGAGAAAGAAGCTAACACAGCCACAAATTGCCAAGTTGGCAGCACTCTACCACTGCACGGTGATAGTAAGTTTTGTTGGCCCTACTTCTGTCAATTATAACGGCAAGAGAGAAAAAATAGGCGAATGGTACGAATGTAAAGAGTGGACACGTGATGAGTGGCGTAACTGCTTTGAGCGTGTAAGCAATACAAAAACTGCTGAGCTGTGGTCGAAAGCAAGAGAGGCGAGATGAGACAAGCTGAGTTCGAAGATCTGGTATCCAAGGCTGGGCTCAACCTGCTCAGTCGCTGGGCACCACGCTTTATCGTCTCGCTGTATGTTCCGCGGGAATTTGGGATGAGGAGACAGACGGCAGTCATCTCCTTTGCGTCTGTAGAGGCGCTAGAAGCTGCTACGGCCGATGAATGCAAATCTGCCATTGATGAGACAAAGACAAGGCTCTCACGTGCCGCTCAGACCAAGCAGGGCGACATAGCACAAGGTGGCGAGGTGAGAGTGAGAGTAGAGCAGGAAGAAGTAGCGCCGGTGGGTATCAACTATCCGGCGCATTAGGAAGCCGCCTCTTGACGTACGTACAACGCAAGAGGCGGTTTTAGTAGAGCTTATCGATAGATTGACTAGTATGACTCTAGCTCTCTCAGATTTTGATTGTAGAGCGATTGAGAAGGGACAGAAATTATGAAGCACACCATTGAAATTATTCCAGGTACCACTATCTCAGGATTGCCTGCTCCAAGAGGATGGAGCAATACCCATCCGTGGGGAGATGGCCTCGTGTGGGAACGCATGACAGGCCAATGTCTCAGAGTGATAGAGGACATCGAGGTCAAGGCAGACGGCCGTAAGTGGCTCCACGTGAGCTGCTCGACTCCAAACAAAAAGATGCCAACCTATGACGACTTGCAACACGTGCGTAAAGCGTTCATAGGTGAGCACAGAGAGTGCTACCAAGTTTTCCCGACAAAAGATAGATATGTTGATATCCATAATGTACTGCATTTATGGTCATGCTTGGACGCACCTGAAGGCGTATTGCCGCATTTTGAAGGTGTGATAGCGGGAAAGAGGTCGATATAATGGCACTTGAAAGATTGATCCTGAGCACTCGGCCAGGAACCTGTACCGACTGCAAGCAGCAGTTCCCACCCAACACGACTATATGGCTCAATACATACAAAAAGACAGCGAGACACAAGAAATGTGAAGCTCTCACTGAGCAGCAAAAGGCGCTTATCAAGCTGTTTCTCGACAATCAATGCACTGACGGGTATCTCATGACAAAATTGGGTGTATTCGATTGGAAGGATGCGCAGGTGATGATAGCGCAATATGAGAGGGAAGGTAAGAATGCCAACACTTCAGAGCATTAGAAGTAGAATGATTGACATCCATAATAG